ACCTATCAAATCACCCTTGTCTAATAACTTAAAACAATAAGGTGAGTTAACACCATTAACATTATTAGAATAATGCCAGTGTTCTATGAATTCCTTTATCTCTTGTCTATCACATGGTGTGACAACAAAATCTTTAACACTCATCTTCTCTTGCCAGTCGCTGGGTCTTGTGTCTCTCTTTTTGTCAACACTTGTAAACCACTCTTATTATATGCCTGTCCTATTACATACTGACTACTAATCTCTCTTTTGTAATCATCATTAGGTTTAGTTCCTTTGTGTGGCTCCATCTTTGGTGTGTGAGTTCTTGTCACTCTATTATTTGGCATAGGTACACCTTTGTATTCACCTCTGTCTTTCTTCTTGTTTTTAAGTTTGCCGAATCTGAACTTTAGATATGTGTCAAAATCCATCACCATGAGAGGTGCTAGATGTTTGTCATGTTTATATTTTTTATTATGAAGTTTATGCTCTAGTCTAAGTTCGAGCATTCTTGTTTTTGTAATTTTGACTTTAGCCTTCTTTGTGTTCAGACTTGTCATGCCTGGAACCAGGTGCATACACTTGGGCATGTTTTTCCTCCATATCTCTCTCAAATTGTAACACTCTTTCATTGTGAATGTCAATCAAAATATCAATATATTTCATCACATGGATATTAGCATATCTCTCTGGCGAAGCCTTGATTAGATTCTTGATATTTTGTAGTTGCTCGATAAACTCTAATTCTTCTATCATGTCTCTACTATACCAGCTTTGACAAGATTTGTCAAGTATTATTTAATGAGAATGATTCTCATTTAGAAGTATAATTTGAATACGATTGCTAAAACACAGGCTAATATTATAAGTTCGACTATGCTGACTTCTGGCCTCAACATAGAGGTTCTGATATGCAACCATTTAGTAAGTGAATCATACCACTCTGGGCGATTGTGCATGACTAAAACAAATCCTAAAATTAGGAATAATATGACTGTCAACATTTCCATAACTATCTAGCCTTTTTTCTGAGTTCGCTCTCAATCCATCCTTTTGCTATATGATTATCTACTTTTTTTCTTAGTAGTTTTCTGACTTGTTTTCCTACCATATCAAAAACATCATCACCTACACTATTGTTGTCCACGATGATAAAGTTTTTAGTACCAAAAAATCTTTGAAATTTACCTATGTTTTTTTGCACCTGATTCCATGAATCAATCACAATTTTTTCTGGCACTTGTCTTGGTCTCATTTTATTTCTTTCAAGTGCAACATCTAGACTTGTGTTTACAAATACCATATGTATATCATAACCTATTTGTTTTAATTGAGTTGCCTCACTTGCAATTTTGTCATAGTCTTTTCCTGTGCCGTCAATCACCATACCTAAACGACCCTCAATATAATTATTTTGTCTTTTTTTAGTTACTATTTTTGCCTTGGCTCTAAGTTCATCTCTTTCTGGTGCTTGATTTGCCTGCATTTTAAAATTAAGATGAGCGTCTCTTAAATATTTTTCAAAGACATCATCTGAGTTTACAACTTTTAGTCCTTGTGCTGTGACACGAACACCAGCCTGTGCTTGTCCTATACCTTTTTGTACAGCAAATGATTTACCACTCCCAGGCCCACCTGCCATAAAAAATGCCTTAAATATGTTTGGGTCATAAACACCCTCTAGTAACTCGTAAAATGCTTTCATTTGCTTCTTTTTCTCTATAACTTTCTCTAATTTCTCTAGCAGTCGGTGTTGTCCTTGTTCTAGATTGATTTAAAAATTTCATGCTTTTAATTTTATTTTTGTATTTATTTGTCATTGATAAACTCCAAATTGTTAATTAATTAATCATGATATATTTGTGTTATAGTTATTCCTCCGAATTGTAAAATGAGTTGACAACGATACCTTTTTTACCTTTAGGTTCTATTGCCAAGTCGTTGGTTGGTAGTTTTGTTTTAAGTGAATCCTTAACTATGTTAAGTATTACTGTGTGTCTTTTGTTAACTTCATTAAACATATGTCTAGTGGATTGTATTAGATATCTTCCACTATAATATTTATCTATTTTATCTCCTTGATGGTCTGCTCCATTTATTGGCATATTGAACTCTATCATAGAGCCTGCATATACAGTTGATGTGCCATTTATCTCCATAGTAACACTTGCACCATCATTTAGTTCCATAAATTTAGATTGTCTTGATAGATAAGTGTCTGATATTCTATTTGGTGTGTATGAGAAAGTCTTTGTGACTTCATTATAATGTGAAGCGTCTTTACCATTCACTGTTGATGTTGGATGTAAATGTATTCTAGAATCATAAAACTCACTAATCTTATTATCAAACTCATCTAAAGCAACCTCATTATATATTGGATTGTTTGTTAATAAATCATTTCCCTCTACTCTAGCATATTCATTAAAGTCACCCAAATAGTCAAAATCATTATAACCATAGTTTTTATTGTAAATATCATAAGATGTGATACTTGACGCTAACATGCCACCTGCTATATTTTTAAGTGTATCATTGTTTGCATTGAATTTATATTCTAAAACTCTTTTTAGTTCATATTCAACATTTGTAAAACCACCCTCTTTAAAATCTATGGAAGCAGCGTCACCAGTGTGATATACACCAATATCTTTTTGTTCATACAAACTATCTAAACTTCTAAAATGTAAACCATTTATATTTTCAAAGAATAAAAAATGTGGTGACCCATTCTCCTCTGCGATTGCCTCTCTTTTTAGTAAATTAATTAATTTAAATGGGTGCATATTTGGCACTACTATTTTTCTTATACCAGTTGTTGGCTCTATAAATAAATCTTTGTTAGAGTTTATATAATATTTGTTTGTTAATAAATCCTCAACAATATTGTCTAAACTATCAGTATAACTTTTTGAAACTCTTACACGATTATCTCTTAATCCCTCTGGTGAGCAAAAATGTAATGTAAAAACTTCTGAGCCTGGTGTTACAGATACTCTAGCGTCAATTCTGTATACTGACATGACTGTTTCTGTAAAATCTATTGATTGATTTTCTAATCCAGGCGTGGTAATTTTAAAAGAAAGAAAATCTTGCCCTGTCACAGGTGCATTCATCAATATAGCATTTGTATCAACAACAGTTATATCACCAGTCATACATGGTGAAAATATATCTTCATAGATATTCATGGACATATAAGAACCAGATAAATCAATTACATTACCTGCCGATGTAAATAATTTAAGTTCTTGTATGTTATATTCGCCTGCGAAATTTATTCCAGCCATTATATGTTACTTTCTTTCATTAATAGTTTAAATTCTTCAACAAAATCCTCTAGAAAACTAGGGTCTAATAATCTAATTTTTCTTTTAGTATCTTGTTGTTCTTGTTCATGTTCAAAATTAGTTATAGCAGTCGCTGTTGGATAGTCTGCATTACTAGTTCCAATATTAATCTTGGTAGATGTGTCACCAGATGATTGTGCTATCTCATAATGATGTACAGCGTCAACATTGTCATATTTGTCATTCACAAATTGTAAAAATTGTGCCTCTGACATAGGCCAGTCATGATACCTATCAGTGATATCATTTACTAACATGATTACCCAATGTAATTCAGCGTCACCATATAATTTAAATGCAATTGATTCTGGTGTCTCACCATTCTTTACATCATATGTGTCATATACCATCGTATTTGTTTTTACTTTTGACCTTATAGCAACACGCCTTAGTAAATTTTTTACATCTTTAAATTTACCTGTGCCATGTGAATCATATGGTATTGTTGGAAACTGTTTAAAATACATATTAGAAACCCTCTTGAGCTCTTTCTCTTGTAATGAGTTCTATTTCTGAGAAGTTTAATGATATCTCTGTCTCAACTGGTGGAGCGCCATCGGCATTACCATCAAATGTTCTATATCTACTTCCACCATATTTTACATTCATATCAGTTAAGTAACATGTTGATATTCTATGTAAGAAATTGTTTTCAGAATTTTGATACATGTATTGTATATCAAATGTATTTGGAACAGTCATACTTCTACCTTTCTTATTACCATCTGCAAACTCAGGCAACATGTTAAATTTAAATGCATTGATTATTTTTTTTATTTCTTCTGCCTCTGTCTGACTTCTTGGTATCATTTTAAAAGTATAATTAAATGTTCTTTTGTCTATACCCTTAAATGCCAATTCTAATCTATCAGCAAAGATAACACCCTTTTTCATTTCTACTGCTTCTTTTAGTCCACCTAAACCAGGCCCTAACTCACTTACCATACCTACAGCAGCTCTTTCTAAACCTAACCCTGCCTCTTTAGCAGCATTTTCTAATTTAGCTTGGTCTTCCTCAGAATTACTAAGTGTGCTTGCTATATCCACAACAGAAGAAGTTAGTATTCCTATCGGTGTGTCTTGGTATTGTGATTTATAAGAAACCTCTACTTGCATTGGCATATACATAGAAATCACTGTGTCTAATCTTTTTGTTGGTGCTCTTTCTATTGCAACTGTTGTATCTGTTCTATGTGCCTCTTAGTTTTGATGTTTAACTTCTGTTTTTATTTTACCAGACTTACCAACTTTAAATCCAGCAATAGTATCTGTAAAACCAGATAGTAAATTTTTAGCAGTTATGTTAGGAACATATTGATTTAAAAAACCACCTGCTTTACTATCATATACTTTTTGCACAGCTTTTAATCCTTTTCTTTTTGCCTCATCTATCATTGACGCTGGCCCAGTTCCACCTCCACCAGAATTTTCTGCTTCTTCACCAAACTTTAATTTAGCATTTTCTTGTTGATTAATAAAAAACATGACATAATGACCATGATTGCCTATGCCTGGGTCTGCACCTACATCAATAGGAAAAGATAACATCTTTGTAGATTGTTTAGTTCGATTGATTGGTGCTGTCTCAGAAGATTCACTTCCTATCTCACCACGAATCACAGAGCCAACATTACCAGCGATTCTTCTTAAATTTTTACCTAGTAATCCTGTGACGGCAGATTTGCCTTGTCTTTTGAATACATCTATTGCCATGTATAAATAGTCCTATATGATTTAAAGTATTTATAACGATTATGAGATATAAAGGAAAGTTTAAACCTAAAAATCCTACCAAATATAAGGGTGATTTGAAAGAAATAGTATATCGTTCATCATGGGAATTAAAGATGATGAAGTATTGTGATACCACTAAATCTATTGTAGAATGGGGTAGTGAGGAAATAGTAATACCATATCTATCGCCTTGGGATGGTCGTTATCATAGATATTTTCCAGACTTTTATATCAAAGTTCGTAGTAAAAACGGCAGTCTTAAAAAATACATCATAGAAGTTAAACCTAAACATCAATGCACTCCACCAGAAAGAAATCCTAAAAGAAGAACAGGGGTTTGGTATAATAAAGTTAAGACATGGGGTATCAATAAAGCAAAGTGGAAATCAGCACAAGAGTTTTGTTTAGACAATAATATGGAATTTAAGATACTAACCGAAGACCATCTAAATCCTAGTTAAGCGTTATTCGATTGAAAGACATTGCCTTGGTCTTTTACATACCTAGTGCTGTTTATTTGTTGTGTTGTTGAACCTCCAACGACATTATTAGAAGTATTATTCTGAACAACATATTGCACTGCTTTTTCTTGCACTGCTACTGCTCCAGCTCTATCTGCAAGAGTTGGCCCTTGTAAATTTTTTAAAAACTGTGGTGGCTCTGGTGATTCTGGAACATCAGGTGCTCCTCCTTTTAAAAAGTCATCAACATTAATATCTACGCCTGGAATAAGATTTAAAATATATGCAAACTTATCTAAAATAAATCTAAATGCATTAGCAGCCATTTCACCAACTGCTCTAAATGGTGCTAATATTATATCTGCAAGACCACCTAATATATCACCCTGAAATATTTTTGTAAACCCACCTAAAAACTGATTGAAAGCATTTGCGATAGGGTCAAAGAATCCACCAAACATATCATTAATAAAATTAAATACTCCAGTGACAGCGTCTACTATTGCATTAAATATACCTTTGACTACTCCCACTACTAGATTAACTAAACCTACAGCAAGGTCTTTTATAATACTAAATATCGCCTCACCTAATCCACCAATTACTTCTGCTAGACCAGCAAATATACCTCTAAAACCCTCTAATATTTTTTGACCATCACCTGTAAATATACCAGTGATAATTCCAAATACACTACCTAGAATATCTAATATTCCACCAAATGCTCTTTTTAAACCATCAAAAATACCGCCTGGTTTCATAATGTAATCAAATATTGCCTTGAAACCAGCAGCGATTTCTTTTACTACCTCTATGACTTTGCCAAACATTGGACTTTGTAAAAATTTAGCAAATGCAAAATAAGCTGCGATTAGTAAACCACCTTTTAAAGTTACTGCTGCCGTTGCTTTAATATTTTTACCAATATTTTTTAAACCATCTGTGACGGCTTTAAATCCTTTTTGGAATCCTGTTGTACTAGCATTTTCACGCCTTTTTTCTTCTTTTTCTTTCTTTAGTGCTAAATTTTTTTCTTGCACTGCTATCTCACCAGTTGCCTCTGGATTTGTTTGTTTTAGATTTGCCAATATCTCCTCATCAATTTTCATTTGAGCGTCAAACTCTCTCCTTTTATCTAATTCAGCTTGTGATATTTTAAAAATATTTTCATTCATCGTTTTAAATACTGCTGATGTATCTAATTGTTTACCGACATTGAATTGTTCTGCCTCTGTTTGTTGTACTGATAATTCTTCTCTTGCCTGATTTTGTTGTGCGATTAATTCATTTGATTTTTGAGTAAGACCTATTCTTGCAAAAGAAGTTTTAGCTTCTCTATCTTGTGCAAATTTATTTTTATCAAGGGAATCACCTAAGTCTTCTAATTTACTTTTAGTGCTGTTTATCTCTGAATTAAGTTTTTCAATAACTCTTGTTGATTCTTTTTGTTTCTCATTTGCCTGAGCAAGACTTCTTTTAAACTCTGGATTGTCAAATATATCTGCCATTATTTTTTACCTGAACCTACATATAGTCCAAACCAAGCAGCACCTGCTCCTACTATAACTGATACAAATGCTGACTGAGCATTTGTTGGGTCAGGCAGTGTCATGAACCACTCTGTTGTTCTATAGAATGCAAATCCATAGAGTGTAATTAGTAATCTAGGGAATATACGCCAACTATCAAATTTAGTAGGTGTTAACTCTGTTTTGTTTTCTTCTGTCATTTTTTACTTCTCATCCTTTGGTTTTCTTTTTCTATTCTTTCGTTTTCTTCCTTGATATATTTAGATAATAACCCCATATATATCTCCCTTTCAAAAGGTATCATATTATCTAACTCTGTCAATGAGTATTTATGATGTTGCATGAGGGCAAAATTACTTTTATAGTAATTTGTTAGGCTCTCGTGAGAGAGCCCTATGCTAAAAAACTTTGTATCCCCTCTAACATAACTTCACTAGTGACTTCTGTTTTGGGGTTAGTTACCTCTATTCTATGTCTAAGTCTTGGCATAGTTTCAAAGAATTTTACTAACATACCAAATTGTTCAGTAGACAATGATTCTAAAAACTCATCTAACTCTTTTTTTGACATATCTACTTTATTAGTTACTTCATCATTAAAATGAACTTCTTCTATACAATCTGCTGTTAAATCAAATATCATTTTAGCAGTATCACTTGATTTTGTATATTTTGTAAATGTACTTAAAAGTGGATATTTAAAAACTATCTTTATCTCATCTGTAAGTTGTATCTCATTTGTGTGTTCTTCCATCATAGCGACCTTAATATCTTCTAAGTCAATATTTACTGGAACTTTTGTCTCTTTGTCATCTGGACAAGTTATTTGCACATCTACTTTTGAACCTACAGATTTACTTCTTATTTGTAAGAAGATATACTCAGCGTCAAACATCGCAATATTTTTAGTATCTACTTTGTTAAATGTGCAATCTTGAATTAATTGATTTACAGCGTCAACCATCTCATTACTGTCATTAGATTCTTGTGCCATAAGCATTCTTTTTTGTTCTTTCACTAAGAAAGGTCTAAACTTTATTTCTTCATCTGTTGAAGGCATTAATAAAGTATATGTTGGTGTTTCAAGTTTAGGTAAAGCCATAATTTTTCACTCCTTATATTATAATCTGCTTAATACTTTTGGTATTCTATTTAGTAGTTGCCTCTCGACTTGGTCACCTAAAACATTTTGTAATCTATCTAATAATGGTTTTGGTAATTGACCCTCATCTGTTAAATTTTTCCAATATCTATAACTAAATGTTACAGTTACCTCTTGTACTGAGTTTGCTGGACTAGCGTCTAATGTCTGTTCAGCTATGTCTGTTGGAAAACATTCTATTAGTTCACATCCATATCTTCTGTTTTTTTCTTGGTCTAATTGATATATTTGTATAGTGCCAACATAATCATCATAGTAACCCATAGCGAATGTTTGTGGGTTGTATGCAAGTCTTTGCCATGTTTCAAAAAACTTTTTCTCTCTCATGTCATTATGACAATAAAATCTGCCAGTTATAGGTGCATATGTATAACCACTTGCTATTTTTCTTGCTGGGCCGTATATGTTTTCATCTGGTGTTGTATCAATGCCACGAGCAGGAAATGCAATTGAGTTACATTGGTATCCTACTTCTCTTTGTTCTTGTCCACCTACTTGCCCAAGTAAAACTTGTGTAAATAAATTTGTGGAAGCGCCTGGTGATGTTGCTCTTGTGCCTGATGGTGGTAAAAATAAAACCTCATAAGAAGAAGGCAACGCCATGCCGCCGTCTTGGTCACGAAAAGACGCCAACAGTTCATTTAAAACTGATGAAGCACCTGCTTCTATTAATCCTCCAAAATCCATTATACCATTCCTCTTGATTTGTTAAACACATGTTGGTCTGATTGTTTTTTAAATCTTTGTACAGGTAACAATGTCGCAACAACAAACTCATCTGCCGTCACTTTTCTAAATTGTGTTTTCACATTACTTGCCAAGTATCTTTTTAAACATGGTTTAATTAAACTAACATTTTTTAATCTAGCATAATCCACTAATAGTTGAGTAGTACCATCAAACTTATCATTGTTACTATAATCCACTAGTCTATCTAATAACCTCATTCTCATTGGCATAGATAAGTAGTGTAAATTTATACCTAAAAACCCATCACTATATTGCTCAATAGGTAATGTTAAAGGAAATGTATCATAATATGGTAATTTATCCTTTAACTTAGGGTCATATATAAACATATTTAGTAGACCATAGAAAGGCCTTGATGACCTTTTACCATCACGAATCAATTGTGCTGATGTAGGTTTACCAAACTCTTTAATTTTATCACGAAACCATTGTGTTGATTTAGGTCTGCCTTTAGCAGCTGCTAAGACACTTTCAATATACTTACTTCTTGCCATGTTTATATTTATAAGGATTGTATAGAATTATACAAGAAAAAGTGCCCCTAGAAAAAGGGGCACTCGATAACTTACTCAGCAAGTTTCTCGAAATATGCTAATGTATCATCTTCTTCAACCACTGGTGTCTCTACCTTTGTAGCCACAGGTTTTGTGTCTACTTTAGGTTTTGCAACAGGGGCGTCATCTATTTCATCAGCAACATTTCCAACTTTTACAGTTCCAGAAAGAACTGCTTCTAGTCTAGTTTTCAACTCATCATAAGACTTAAAGTTTGTTGGAGCAGTAAACTCTGCAAGAGAGTGTTGTGACTGCCAAACTTTATCTGCTTCTGAATCATCCTCAAATAGTTTAGATGTGTCTTCAAACTCTGATTTATCATAGTTCCAATATCCATCTACCTTTCTGATTTTTAGTTTGAAGTTTGCACCTTCCCAAAAATCAAATGGGTTGATTGCTTTTTCATCCTCAAACTCTGGTGACATAGCAGCAGTAATCTTATCAAAGATTTTTTTCCCATAGCGGAACAAGAATACTTTGCCTTCGTTCTCTGGGTGTTTAGCGTCACTAACCACATAAATGTTTGAGAAGTATTGCAACTTTCTTTTCTGCTTACGAGCTATCTCTTTATCAGATTCTAAACCTGTATTCCATAATCTAGTGTTGTGTTCAGATACAGGGTCTTTTTGATTAATTGTTGTAAGAGAGTTTTCAATGTACCATTGACCTGTTGGGCCTTGGAATGCATGATTCCAAACTTTTGCCCATGGCAAGTCTTCACCTTTTACGGCAGGCAGAAAACGAATGACTGCATAACCATTACCAGATTTATCTAGTTCTGGTTTCCACAACCTTTCATCTACATATGATTTTTTCTCTTGGGGTTCAGTTTCTCCCTTAGCGGCGTCAAGCAACTTATTAAGAGAGCCACTGCTCTTTAGACTATCTAATGACATATTTTTCTCCTTATGTTATTATATTTTATCGTATGTTTATTTGTATCATTTGATACATAACTATTTATAATAGTTATTCTGTATAATATACTATGTTTTACATCTTTTGTCAAGTTCTTTATAGGTAATACTTCGTACATTATTACAAATTAATGGACTGGCGTTTTCATTTACAACCCAGTAAAATTGTGTCTCTGGAAAATCTTTAAACACTTGTATTAGTTGTGTTGTCCAGTTATCAGTATTAAATCCTCTTGATGTTTCTGACACATAGTTTTTAGTTCCTTTGTAAATATTATTAATAGGTTCATCATGTTCACTTAGGTCAAATCCTAGCATGTATATCTCATCAGCTCCCTCTTGACACGATAGATACATGGCAGTTGCACCTGCACACCACTCTCTAGGATACTCAATATGTTCAACACAATCATTTTCTTTTAACCATGTAACATATAAACCCACATTATTATAACACTTACCTTTCACATCATCTTTATCAAGGTGAGGAAACTGAGCAATCATTTGTTCATAATTTCTTTCGGCAGTTTCTCTTTCTTTTCCTTGAACAACACATGATTTACTATTACCTTTTTCTGTCTCATGCACATCCATCGGTGTATAATTCATCTTTAAAAACTCTGGGTCAAAGTCCTCTAATATCGCCCAATCGGCAAAATGACATCTATTTAATGTTACATAATCAGATTCGTATATCTCTTGTTGTATACCATAATCTATTGCAACTAAATTATCTACGACAGCGTCTCTGTATATCGCATTACATCCCCATGTTACAAACCCATCATACTTTTTGGTTACATCCCAAACTTGTCTAGATTCACCATTTCCATAAATTAAACTTTTCATAAGATAGGCACAAATGCTTTGATGTTTGTAACTTTAGAGTTATCAAACCTATTTTTTATATCTTCTTTTGCTTCTTTTAAAGTTAAATTTCTAGAAGCGTAGACAAAAGTATCTTTACCATCTAATTTTAATGTATATTTTTTATATTGTGATTCCCATATCATAATAAAGCCTCCAAATGATATTCGTAAATTTTTAAAATCCAATCTTTGTGATAATGATAGTGTATAATACCAATAAGTAGTATTAGTGAACCTATCGTGTTAACAATTATCAATGCCCAATCTTTCCACATCCAACCAACTATTAACCAACCTGTAATACCTACAAATTGAAAATACATATTATATGGATACATATCCATCGCTGTGGTGGTGGCACCTATAATCAAGACCACACTTGCAAACCATTTAATCCACCAATCTATTCTGTTTGGTCTATCCATTTTTCTAAATCTTCCATTGTTATAAAATCTAAATTATGTATACCTCTAAAATTATTCTCATGTTCCTGTGGTGATACCCAATGAAATTTTACATCTTTAAATTTTCTCATAACTGTTTTCATTTGATTTTGCCATGTAGTAGAATCAAATCCTAATTTATAATCATCTAATAAATACACATTACTGTGAGGTTTGTTTTCTATTGATAAATCAAATCCTAATAAAAATACTTCATCAACATAATATTCTTGTGAACATGCAAGATACATGGCTGTACTACCAGAACTATGACCTGTAAACTCCTCTATATTATAGACCTTATCCTCTTTATCTAACCATGTGATATATAGTCCTGTATTTCTCATACATTTATGTTTTAATTGTTTTACTTCATCCTTAGACATTTTATCATCAAGTAAATCAATAAATTTATGTTCTGCTGTTCTAGGGTTCTTTCCTTGAACTACACATCTTGTTTTACCCTCTTTGTTTGTTTCAAAAATTTCATTCTGTTTAAAACCTAATTTTAATAATTCTAAATGCCTACTACCAAATGCAGGCTTTTCAATAAACTTTTTAGGTAATTCATTCCAATCTAAAAACCAACATGTATTTTCTTTTGCATAACCACTTTGATATATTTCTTGTTGTGCAAGATAATCAACAGCAACAAGATTATCTACTTTTGTTTCTTGATGTATCTTATTACAACCCCAAGTGATTATGTTTTTGAATTTTTTAGTAACATCAAACTCTAATCTAGATTCACCATTTCCATAGATTAATACTTTACTCATAATTATTTTTTATATCTTCGTAAGTCATAATATCCTTACCCATTTTAGTTTGGTAATCATGTAATTTAAGTCTTGCTTCTAATCTCATACAAATAAATCTTCTAGGATATTTTGATTCTTTTCTATCTGTTATATAATGCCAACTTACTGGTGTATTTGGAAACAATACTATTTTGTTTGCTCCATACTCAAATATCTTTTCTTCTTTTGTTTTAGGATTATGTAATGTCAAATGACCACCATCATCTTTTTCATCCTCATGTTTAAAATACCACAAACCTGTAACCAACTTATTACCATTATCAATATGTAATTTTCTCATTGGATATGCTTCGTTTGGTGGATTTTGTGAAAATAAATTTGAACACATGCCTGTAAGTTTTTCGTAATCAAGTCTAGGATAAAATTTTTCAAACACATCTTTACTTCTAGTCAATATGCCTAAACTAATGTCATTTAGTATAGTATTAATCTTGTCATCTTCTATGTCTATGTTTGACCTATTTTTAATTTTGTTCCATTTCTTTTTAGTGTCATCATCATCCCACATATTTTTTACATGCTTGTAAAAGTCTTCTGGTAAAGAACCAGTAAAGTGTGGCCAAGGTTTTTCGTGATATTCTAACATGCTATCATTTCTCTTAGTATAAATTTAAATTTAGTTTTATCAAAACTTAAAAAACTTCTATAATCATTTATAAGTTTATAAACATCCTGCCACATATAATCATCTTTTAATCCTACATTCCATTTTTTACTATAACCTACAATGGAATCTAGTATAATCATAGTCTCTATTGACACTCTTTTACCAAGATATTTTTTTAATAATTTAGGATGTTGACCATTAGATACCTCTAACAAATCCTTTTCTAATATGGGCTCTATTTCTGTTTTAAAAGTATAACTTAAACTTTGTATTCTTTTTTTCCACTCTGTATAATTATCTTCATCAAACTTGCCAACCCAACCATTAGGATGTTTTAAAAAATTAGCAAGTAAATAATCTTGTATGTCATCTTTACTTTTATATTTTCTTGTTAATTTAACAAAAAAAATTCTATCATTCCTTTTATAGAATGAATCTCTTGATACTTTTGATTTACCACTATATTTTATAAAGTCATAATCACTTTTATCAAAATGTGCCTTCATAGCACAATACATTAAGTAAGCGTCTATTGGTTGCATTACACTGGTAATTTTGCTGATTTAGGTAGATAGTTTAAATCTCTGGCATTTGCCTCTATTTTTTCTTTTAGACTTTTTGTTATGAGTTTTGCAACAGATACAGGTTCTATACCCATTTTTTCACAATAGATAGATATAGCGTCTAAATGTGTGCAATTTTTACTGAATGCAATCTTTTCGATTTCTAACGAAAATGATTTTGGTGTGTGAACTGTATTATCTGTCATGTTGTCATTATATAGGTTTATACTTAAAATGTCAAGCGGAATCTGCTTTTTCGTACCATTTTTTTGCTTCTTCATCCCAATCATCTGTACGAACATAACTTGATTCTCTAGGATGTGCCACCATGTTGACATCAACATCTTCCTCGATACCATCTAGAAAGTTTTGTAATCCTATTCTTTCAATCATTTCACCACAACGCTCATGTTCTAAAGCATTATCTGCCCAGAAGTCAATCGTTCTTTCTGCTAAGTCTACTAGATAATCCCAATCTTCTTCTGTCTCTAATTTAACGAATGGTTTTATAACTGTTCCCATCAAGTCTCCGATTTTCAATGTTCTTTTACCACCCATCAATATTGTCGCTCCCTTATCATCGCCTGGATGTAATGCCTTAGGAACTACATTTAAACAATGCATACATTTTACACATGATTTGTTATCTACATGTATTGTATCATCATCGTTAAGAGAAAGAGAATTAGTAGGACATCTAGTGATGATATTATCAATCGCATATTTTCTCCCCTTTTCTTTTAAGAAGTTTTTCCACTCCTCTTGATTTACTTTCATGTCATCACGCCATGTGCCTATGATAGACATATCTGCTCTTTCAATACTGTTCATACAATCGTTAGGACAGCCTGAAACTTTAAATTTAAATTTGTATGGTAGAGCAGGTCTATGCATATCATCCATGAAGTTATTAACTAAAAGTCTGTGTGCCTTATGTTCGTTTATGTTCGACATTTCACAGCGGCCTGCACCAACACATGACATAGCAGTTCTAACACATGGGCCTGCTCCACCTAAATCAAATCCATAGTCATTTATCTCATCAAAGAAATGTTGAGTGTTCTCTGTGGTTGAACCGATAAACATTATATTACCTGTCTGACCATGAAATGTTACAAGACCAGACCCATATTTTTCCCATGAATCTGCTAATTGTCTTAGTGAATCTGTTGTATAATAATTGCCAGCAGGTGGTTGCACTCTAAGTGTGTGAAACTCTTTTGATTCTGGAAATGCATTACCTACTTCTGAGAATCTAGGAATGATACCACCACCATATCCATACACTGATACTGTTCCACCTTTCCAATAACCTTTTTTTGTTTCATAAGAATGTTCTAACTGACCTAAAAGGTCGTTAGTCATTTTGTTAATTCTTGGCTCTGGGTGTTTATCCCTAAGTGTTTTGATACCAGATATGAAAGAAGGCCATGGGCCATTCTCTAGTTCATCCAACATAGGTGTTTCATGTTTAGTAAATTTAATACTAGATTGAAAATTTTTTATTTCTTCTTCTTTTACTGACATATTAAAAAGCCGCACTACTTCCACAACCACAGGTTGATTTTGCATTTGGATTATTGATTGTAAACATACTGCCATTTAATGGGTCATTTACATAGTCTATTGTTGCACCATGAAAATATACGCCACTCATTGGGTCTATCAATAACTTTGCACCATTTGTTTCAAACACATGGTCATCTTCTTTTTGTTCATCTAATGTAAATCCATATTGAAAACCAGAACATCCGCCACCTTGTATAAAACAACGAACATTTAATTTATCATCTCCCTCACCAGCCAAGATTACTTTTGCTTGGTTAGCGGCGCTTTCTGTCCATGTTACTTGCATGTTTCGTACCACTCCTCTAATGTTTCTTCTAATAATGGTATATATTCTTGTTTATCTTTGATAAACTCTTGAACACTACCATTTTCTGTTACAACTAAAATTACTATTTGATTGATTGGTTGTCCAGTCAATTCTTCAAACATCTCAGCATATGCCGATGTTTGTATATAATAATTCTGATTATAAGAATCCTTTCTCTCATTCGTAGATGTTTTAAAATCTACGATTGATAACTCCCCTTTATAGTTTGCTATCAAATCTGTTCTTCCTGCTACTTTATATTTATCAGAATATAAAACTAATTCTTGTCCAATGACACCATTTATATTGTCAAAAGTTTGATTTTTTAACTCATTGAATAAACAATATGGTAGAAAATCTTTCTTGTGTTTTTCCATATCTAATCCATTTAGATAGTCTTCACACATCTTGTGAACTTTTGACCCTCTTACAGCAGCTTTATTTGCAATATGTGTCGCAACATCATTACCAACCTTTTTACGCCACTTCATCAAACCCTCTTTGTTTCTGGGTGATAATACTGTTGTAATTGATGGATACTCTTTACCCTCTGGTGTCACATAAAATCTTTTTTTATCAACTGTTTTTGTTTCTAAAATTGGAAAATAATATAATTCATCATTCAATTCAATCTCATAATTTTTCATAATCTATATCTCATGCCATTCTTTACTTTCAAAAAGTAATGATTCTGCCTGTCTCCTCCTAATTAATCCATCTAGAGTTTTACCACCAGCTTTATTCCATCTTCTCATTTCAAAAGGAACTGATTTATAATCACCCTCATTTAATTTTTTTAACATGGTTGAACTTTTTAAATTACCAACACCTAAATTATATGTCCAACAAACTAAAGCGTCAAATTGACTTTGGTCTAAATCTACTTTTACATTATCACTTACATATTGTTCAAACTTTAAAATATCACCTTTTAAAAGTCTATCTGCCTCATCTTGTGTTATGACATCAGTTTCTTTTACTTTACCAGTATGTCCATAACCTATGGTCAATACTCCACCAGAGCAATAATATGCCTCTAGTTTACAACCCTCAAATTTTTTGATGAGAGATAATCCCTCTAAACTAATTTTCACAAGTCTACTCCTATGCCAAGTTTAGTTTTTTCTATCAAATAGTTTCTAACAAATCCAGACCTTACGATATCTGGAATATCAAACTCAACACAATTAAACTCATCCATGTTTTCTAATATTCTTAAAAAGTCATGTAATCCATTTCTTTCATTTGTTTTTGTTAAATCTGTTTGACTAAAATCACCACAGAAAAATATTTTTGAATCTTGACCAACTCTAGTAATGATTGTATCTAACTCATGAAAATTTAAATTTTGACATTCATCCACTATAATAATTGAATTGTCAAAAGTTAAACCTCTAAGAAATGATGTTGATAAGAAATATAAACTACCTTGTCTTTTGAGTGAATCATATAAACCTTTGAAGGCATCTTCATTAGGTTGCTTAAACATAAACTGTACCATGTTTTGATATGGTACTTGGTATAGTGCTGCCTTGTCTTCTTCATCACCTGGTAAGAAACCAATTTCTCTTGTGGGTATAAGTGAACGAACAATAACAACTTTATCGTAACCTGTTCCTTGTTTTAGAACATCTTGTAAAGACTGATACAATGTAACAAATGTTTTTCCTGTACCAGCACATCCAAAGAAGAATCCATTCTTACCCTCTTTGTACGCATCAAACACTAGTTTTTGATTATCTGTGATTGGTTCAATTTTTACCAAATCACCAGAATTAATTTCTTTCTTCTTTGACATAATTTTTATCCTTGTGTTTTACATAACCTTTCTTCGCCGCCTTCTTTTTATCAGGCACGACTAACATTCGTGTAAATTTAAACATTGCTTTTGCGACAGGGTTTCTCATAATTCTTCTCTAAAAGTAGGGACC